TATCCCGCTGGAAGGAAATGATACCGAAGTTGCAGAACTGGATGAAAAATGAAGTGAAGAGCAATCCAACTATGAGCATCAAGAAAAGCGGCAAGTCATGGGGAGCAATATGAAATATCGGCTTAATGTCCTAATTGATGAAGGGTACCTTGTTGCTGAAGAAGTTACCAACCAAATGCATGACGAGTATTTTTTTCAGCAATGGGTAAACCTACTTTGGAAGCGTCGCGGTAATGATATGATCAAAACAATTGATGCCGACACTATTGACATCGAAATTAATTACCAAGATGCCCGCGCCAAAATTCTGCCGCTGTTTAAAGATAAAGATATTACTGAAGTGCGCCGCCAATTTTTTTCCATTACCGAGAAGCAGGTAGAGCAATTTATGATTAAAGAATTTGGCTACGCTATAAAGCCAATCAAGACCGCAAAACAAATACGCCATGAAAAAAACGGATAACGCTGCTGCGGCCATACTCGCCAAGTTTATTTACTCGCCGGAGTACATTATCCCGGTGGCCGGCGAAATAAACGCGGAGATGTTTGGCAGCGAGGTGGCAGTTGAGATAGCTACGAAGGTGCTGGAGCGGTTCAATATTAACAAATACTATACCGTTCAGCAGTTTCAAGACGAGTACCCCGGCCTTGCAGACGAATGGCTGATGCGCCCGGCAACGCCTAAACAAATTGATGCGGGCATTGAATTTTTGCGCAGCAGCTACGAACTAAACAAGACTGGCGGCATCTTAAAATCCGGAATGGCCAAGTTGAAAGATGGCGATTATATCGGCGCCCAAAATTACGTTGAAGCCGAGATTGAAATGCTGCGCCTATCGCTGACGCGGAAGGACACCAAAAAGGAAGCCATTCACGCCGCGATGGAATATACCAACAGACTATTTAACACCAAGCCCGGCGATCGGGTAGTGGGCGTTGAAACGGGGTTCCTGCTTCTTAATTCCTTTACCGCCGGGTGGCAGCCGAAAACCATGAACGTTATCGCTGCCCGGCCGGGACTTGGTAAAACTACTGTCTGCTGTCAAAACGCCATTGTTGCCGCCAAGAAAAGAACGCCAGTCATTTACTTTACTGCCGGGGATGCGGGTGCCGAGATGATTTATTTTAAGATGGCTTGCATAATTGCCAACGTTGACCCCGCCCGCGTGCGGATTAACCAGCTGACTGATGGCGAAAAGAAAGAATTGCTCAAAGCGTTTGAGTTGCTTTACGACCTGCCACTTAAGGTAATTGATGGCAGTAATTTTAACGGCAAAATATCGGGCATTCACAATATCGTGCGAAAAGATGCTCTACAATGGGAGCAAACCGGAATTGTCTTCATAGACTACATTCAGCAAATCAATCCCGAAAAAACGACCAATAACCGGGTTGAAGATATTCGGATGGTGTCGGCTTCCATTCAACAACTATCAAAGATTGTCAACTGTCCGATAGTGGTGGCGTCGCAATTGTCACGTGGCATTGAAAGTGAAAACCGATATCCACGCAATAGCGACCTCCGGGGATCGGGCGACATCGAACAAGATGCTGACATCATAATCTTTCTTGTTCGCCGCCCCGGAGATGAGCAGCCGATAATGTACATTACCAAAGACCGCCAAGGCGGTGCTGTTCCGACTGAAATAGAAATGATTTGGAAGGCCGATATTGGGCGGTATGAATATGCCATTGATGCACTTTGCTGATAGACTGAAGGAAACCCAACGCGACAATCCCGGCGAAATAAATATTTGCATATCTTAATTACTTTATTTATATTTGCAAATAAAAAACAATAAGGGTGATAAAGGAGTTCCCGCACAGCTTTACGATGTGGATGAGTAATAAACACATTGCTATGTTAAAGGCCGCAGCTATGCGCCAAAGTGCTATTGAAGGTAGGAAAGTAACCGCGTCGGAACTGGTGCGCAAATTTATCGAGACGTTATGAGCAAAATTGAAGATAGGGTAATCGCCAAGATTGAAGCCCGTGCCGAATTGGGGCGGCAAAAGTACGGCACTACTATGGAGCGCAAAGATTTGACCTTTCGGCAATGGGTCACGCACCTGCAGGAGGAATTGTTGGATGCCGCTATTTATGCGGAAAAGCTGATTGATGAGATCAGCATACCGGACATGAAGAAAAAGCACGATAACAAGGATTAGCATGACCCTCCAACTAATCGCACAAACAACAGGCCAATACCGCTACGCTGACCACAACAGCGAGGAGTTAATAGCCGCAATTGCCCGCCACGGCAAAATCAAAGAAGACAACGGCAAGCTGGTGCGTTACCTCATGGACAATCGCCATTGGTCGCCTTTGGATATGATAAATTTCGTCTTCCAAATCGAAACTAGCCGAGCAATCGGCCGGGAGTTGCTACGTCATCGGTCAATGTGCTTTCAAGAAACGAGCCAGCGGTACGAAAAGCGGGTTGATTTTGAGCCGTTTCAGTTACGCAAGCAAGCGGAACACAATCGGCAGAGCAGTACGGAGGTATTTGATCCGGTTATAAACGTTGGGTGGGAGGCAGAAATGAAAGCATCGGAAGCCATCGAAAAACATTTGGCCGCAGCTTATAGGTTAAACCTTGCCCTACTCAATGCAGGCGTTGCCCGCGAGTGCGCTCGGTTCATCCTACCCGAAGCGACCACGACAACCATCCACGCAAACGGAACGCTGCGCTCTTGGTTGGCGTTTCTTAATGTGCGGATGGATAAGGCAGCGCAAAAGGAAATGCAAGACATTGCGCGGGCTATTGGCGGTCAGCTGGAGTCGCAATTACCGAATGTTTTTGCGACGATTGATTGGCGTAATGGGTTGTTTATGTAACGATATGGAGCCTTGTAGTTTAAACCAAAAAAAACACTTTGTTAGGGTAGGTGCCGCCCGGCCGAAAAGGACACAGAGAGAAGCGGGTAAAAGGGAAGCCCGCCAAGGCAGATTTTAAAAACAACATGATAGCTAACAACGAAAAACTAACATTTGTAATGTATAAAGTCATGGGCGGCATAAAGCATTTTAATTGGCAGTTATCCGCAATATCCGAGCAGCACGCCATTGTGGTGGCTGAAGATTTTTATAAGCGATGCGGGTTAATTGGCAGATATTACATTGAATTATCAAACGGAAAAGCATTTAGCATTAATCAATGAAAACAGCAACCATACACTTAAACACATCCCGCGCCGATATTGGTAAGCTATGCAACCTGCACGGCTGGTCGGTAATGAAGGCAACGCGGCTAACCTCCGGGAACGTCAGCTGGTGGATAGAAAAGAAAAGTGACAAGGCCGAGGAAGATATGTTGGTCATGGCTGCCGAGTTTAAGCGTGGAGAGATTACAAGTAAAAACGTAATATGACCGAGCATCAAATACAAGCTGCGTGCATTAAGTGGTTTAATCTTCAATACCGCGACCTCAAGCCATTGCTGTTTGCCATCCCAAACGGCGCATTTTTGCAAGGTGATAAAATGCAGCGCATAAGGCAATGGAAGAAGCTGGAAGCTGAAGGTGCAAAGCGCGGCGTTCCGGATTTGTTTTTGGCCGTTCCGCGTGGTGATTACGCTGGGCTATTTCTTGAAATGAAAGCGGGAAAGGGGATAGTTAGCAAAGAACAGCGGTACATGATGTTGATGTTGGACAAGCAGGGATATCGGTGTGAAGTGTGCTATGGCATGGAGGAATTTATAATGAAGGTAAATCTATATTTAGCATGAAGACAGCCATTATAGCGCTCACGTGTGGGCGCATCAACTACACCCGGCAGACGTTCGCGCATAACTTTAAGGAAATTGATACGGATGTGTTTATTTGGGATAATTCCGAGAGGTCATTGAACTTTGCGCACAATACCCGCAAGTGAAGGCGATCATGTCCGAAGGCGTAAACATTGGCATCGCTCATGGTCTCAACCGCCTACTCAAGACCGTGTTTGTTCAAAACAACTACGACATGGCTATTACCATGGGTAACGACATACTTGAGCCGCCCGGTTGGGTGTCCATGCGTGAACATTATGCCGCAACCATCCCCCGCGTTGGAATCGTGTCAACGCCGCTGAAAGGTGCTGCAAGGTACGCCATTCAGCTACATGGGGATTGCTATTTTGAACATGGCCACATCGTCGGCAACTTTGGCATTACCCGCGAGTTATTCGAGCGCATAGGTTATATGCCGGAGGTCTACGGTGTGTATGGCCCGATTGACTTGGAATATTGCGACAAAGCCCAAGCTGCGGGCTACAAGACAATTTACATTAGCACTATCACCCCGCCGCCAGTACACATCGGCGATGACAGCCCGGCAGAGTATCAAGACAAAAAAATGAGGTCATTGCAGGCGGCATGGCCTATCTATCACGACCGTAAAAGAAGGATTGGTTATGGCGAACAAGTTGATTAATGGCAGAAATTATTTGTTGTGCATGGCTGACGATTACACGGCCACCTTTTACGCAACGTATAACGAAAAGTTTAATTTGTTTCATCGGTTCGACGTAATGAACGGCGTCGAATTGTTTCACCCAAAAGAAGTAAAAGTGTTATGAGTTACATCCATCCATCAGCAATAATTTACCCAAACGTCACCATTGAGGAAGGTGCATACATCGGCCCCGGCTGTATTATTGGCTGCCCGCCCGAAATTGTTAGGTTTGATGGTGAAGGTAAAGGTGTTTATATATCAACTGGAGTAAGGCTTGAAAAAATGGTTGTAATTGATGGTGGTAGTGAATATCAAACTTACCTTGGTGTTGATGTTTTTGTAATGTCGCAAGTCCACATCGGCCATGATTGTTTTATAGGTCACCGCGCAACCATTGCCGCTGGCGCAACACTTGCCGGCCATGTTAAAGTTGACCCCTACGCCTTTATCGGAATCAATGCCGCTATCCACCAGCATCAGATAATCGGCATGGGCGCGATGATTGGCGCAGGTTCGGTTGTACCCAAGCGAACAATCAACAGCATGATAATGCCGTTTCAAACCTTTGTAGGTGTTCCAGCGCGTTACATCGGCTACAACAAAGTCGGCATCGAAAGGAACGGTTTTAGCATGGCTGACGTAAATGAAGCCACCGAGCAGTACTTGGAAGAATTTGGTATAAAATCCGTGAAATAATGGTAATTTTAGCAGTCACAATAATCGTCTTTGGCTTTTTCTACCTCGTTGAACTTGCCACAGACCAAAACCAATAACATGACACTTGACAAATTAGAATTGGAGGTCATCCAATGGGCGTACGAACGCGGATTAATCAAGAAGGAAAACGTGCAAGCGCAGATGTGCAAAGTAATTGAGGAGGTAGGCGAAACCGCGCACGCTGTCCTCCGGGGTAATCAATTTGGCATCAAGGATGGTATCGGCGATATTGCCGTGACTATCATCATACTTGCTGCCCAGCATGGATGACACTAAACGAGTGCCTACAAGCGGCGTACACCGAGATTAAGATGCGGAAGGGCAAGCTGGTAGATGGAACATTTGTAAAAGAATAAAATTAAATAATATGAATAACAAGAATCAAAACGAAGAATTTGATGGCAGAATTATACCTGCCTACACATCGGTCGACCAATGCTTTGGCAGATTTTCTACAAATGAAGGAAGTTTGACCGACTTTATAGTTGATGAGGTTACATTTGATGTGGAAGAAGGCGGCAAAGGCAAGATGACACTTTCTTTTGATGGGCCGTCTTCGGCATTGTTGATTGAAATAAAAATCGAAGATTTCTTTTACCTTTCAACATTGGCGGAAAAGTACTTGGAATTGCTTGCAAAAGGAGAAGATGCATGAAGCGAATACTCATCCTTTCAAACCCGCAATCGCCCGGCACAGATTATTACCGAACAATTGGCCCGTTCTGCCGCTTGGAAGAAACCAACCCGACAGCCGTAAGCGTTAGAATCGTGCCGCCCGATAAAATCAGCTGGTACGACATCTTTAGCTGCGATATCTTTCTTATACAACGGCCAAGCGGCAATGAGATAGTTGGTTTTATCCAAGAGGCCAAGTCAATGGGGAAAAAGATACTCATTGACATGGATGATCTCCTGCATGGCATCAGCCAGTCATCGCCAGCGTATAAGCATTTCAATTCGCCCGGAATCCCGGAATCAATTGACAGATGCCTAACCCTTGCAGACTACACTATTTTTTCAACCAAAGCCCTGCAAGATTATTACACAAACCGCCTCACGGCAATTATAGGCAAATGTAGCGTCGTTCAGAATGGGTTTGATCCGGTCATCCATGCACCGCAGCCAATCCGCAAGCAGGCAACGCCAGCGCGCTTTATGTGGCGGGGCAGTATGTCGCACCTTGGCGATATGCAGACTATTAAGAACGCATTGAACCGCGTTGCTGGCAAGCACAAGTTCGACCTTGCGCTTGTCGGTATGCCGCCGTTTTTGGGTTATGATATGCCCCCGGCCAAGTACATTGATTGGCAGACGCTGTTTACCTACTTTAGATTGATACGCGAAGCCCAACCGGATTACGGCTTTTTCCCGCTTGAGGACATCTTCTTTAATCATTGCAAGTCGAACATCTTCGCCATCGAGATGCTGATGGCTGGAGCCTTGCCGATAGTTACGGATGGCTTTAGCGAGTTTAATATTCCGGGTCTTGCTCGGTTCAGTACGCCCAAGCAGTTTGAGAATATCATTGAATTGGCGATAGATGGCAAGTTATCGCGTATTCAGCGCATAGAAGAAGGCCGCAAGTATGTCATCGAAAATTATCACATAGACAAAATGAATTATTCACGGCTGGAAATTGTTAATAGTATATGACTTGTTTTTATTTAGACTAAATCTAAATTAGAGCATTAAAAAAGTACATATGCCATTTGTCAAAGGAAGAGAAAAGACCGGAGGAAGGAAACCAAAGACACCGAACAAAGTGCCAAGCCTTGTGCAAGAGAACATCGCGCAGATATTAGCGCAGAAGTATGATGACTTTCTTGCTACTTATGATATTCTTGAGCCAAGAGATAAGGTAGCGACCTACATAAAGCTAATGGAGTTCTGCATACCGAAGTTGACACGAGCGCAAAATGAAATATCGGGTGTAAACGGCGAGCCAATCGAGTTTACATCTATCAAATTTATTGATGAGCAAAACGATTAAGATTAAGTCAAAATACAAGCCCTTGTTCAAACCAAGCGACAAGCGTTATGTGCTGCTGACTGGCGGCCGCAATAGCGCGAAGTCATTTACCGCATCGCTGGCCGAAGCTACTGCGCTTGTCCAACCTATACCACATAAAACACTATTCACGCGTTATACTTTATCATCGGCTGAAATATCGGTCATCCCGGAGTTCCAAGACAAGTTAGAATTAGCTAACTTATCGAATCAGTTTCACACCACCAAGTCCATCATCACCCACAAGCGTACCGGCAACAGCATTATCTTCGCCGGTATCAAGACCTCGGCCGGGAATCAGACTGCCAAGCTAAAGTCTATTCCCGGCCTCTCGCGTTTTGTGGTTGACGAAGCCGAGGAGTTCCGGGATGAAATCGCTTTCGATACGATTGATTTCAGCGTTAGATCGCTGCAAGCCGAGAACCGCGTGACGCTGATTATGAACCCGCAAGACATCAATCACTTTATCTGGGCGAAATGGTTTGAAGGTCACACCGAGTACATAAACGTTGATGGCACACAGATACCTATCAGCCGACACCCGGACTTAATTCACATCCATACGACCTACCTTGATAACCTTGAGCATATCCCAAAGAATTATTTTGATAAGATAATGCACCTGCGCGAACACAACCGCCCAAAGTATGAGCATTTGTTTCTTGGCAAATGGCAGGAGAAGGCAGAAGGCGTGGTGTTACCCAATTGGGTTGAAGGCGAGTTCGATGTATCGCTCCCCTATGCGTATGGCCTTGACTACGGTTTCTTCCCCGATCCGCTTGCGATGGTTAAGGTAGCTGTTGACAACAACGCCAAGAAAGTGTACATCAAAGAAGAAGTCTACCAAACGCAGTTAAGCCACCAAGACACCATCCGCATCATCCGTGGCATCGTCAAGTCTGACGAGATGGTCATAGCTGACACCAGCGAACCGCGTATGACGTACGACCTTGGCGGCGCCGGGCTAAATATGCAGAAGGCCGAGAAAGGCGCTGGCAGTATTCAAGAGGGCTTAAAGAAGTTGCAAGACTACCAAATCATCGTTGATAAAGATAGCCACAACGTCAAGCGCGAGTTAAATTTGTACGTTTGGAACGACCGCAAGTCATCAACGCCGATTGATGCGCATAACCACACTATTGACGCTATTCGATATTGTTTCACCCGCCTTGCAGAAGGCACATCCATGTTAGGTTATTTATGAAAAAAGAACTTGAAAAGATTCGTAAAGAGTTGTACGAACAATTGCAATCCGGAAAGCGCGAACACCGCAGGGCTACATTACAGGCGTTCAAGCTGGTCAACAAGGCTTGTAACTTGCTAAAAATTGACAAGCTGCAACGCGTCACCTTTCGAAGCCAAGTGCAGCCCATTACTTACCCGATTACCGAGGAGCAAACCATTACCCCGCCGCCGACCTTCTCCGATGTGATAGCGACCAATGCACCGGAAGAGCAGCCCGGACCCGAAAAGCCGAAGCGGTCACGCAAAAGTAAGGAGGTATGATAGTCTTTCGCATACCCGACAGCGACCGCGATTACAAATGTCCGGAATATCCCCGCGATGTGACGCTCGGTAAGTACGTTTCTTTCCTCAAGAACATCGCGCCGATGGAGCCGAAGGAAGTACAGCGTGTGCAGGAGTTGAACTTTGCCATTAACGAGCGCATTGATGACCTAACCAAATGGATAAAGAAGATACGCCAGCAGTCGGATGACCTATCCGTACCGCAGATGCTTGATGCTCTACAGCGTTACCTTGATGGCGGGCCGACAATAAAAGCGCAGCAGTACCTCCCGCCGCTAATTGCCGAGGTCAGTAAGCTGCAAGACGAGCAAATGGCGCTGGTTGACAGCATGACACCCGTTTGGTATGCGAAGAACATGATACCATACATGGCACGGACTGTTGAACACTTTACGGGTGTCCACTATAATCAGATCATGGGCATCGAAGGTATCGGAATGCAACGCAAAGCGGTTGAGTACCTCTTCAGTAAGATAAGCAACGCCTGCAATCCGAAGGAAACAAGCGAGTACAAGCGTTCGTATCTGGTTGATGGCGAGGTGTATGAGTTGCCCGAAAAGCACATGGAAAATTCAACGCTCATCGAATTTGCCGAAGCCGCACAATTCCAAGAAAACGCTGGCCGATTAGCAACCGGGCAAGCCGAAGCGCTGATTGATGTGATATCGGTTATCCTCCGAAAGCCGGGAGAGCAGTACAGCGAGCAGGTGTACCACCGTAACCGCAAGACATTTGAAACGTTGACGCTTGCCGATGCTATGGAAATTGCTTTTTTTTTGATGAGACAAAGCGATTCCTACGTTATAAATTTCGCGACCTCTACGACGGTGGCGCTGGCCGAGGAAGCAAAGGCGCAGCAGGACTGGCTCAATCATACGGCTGGTACCTCACGATCAAAACAATTGCGGAAAGTGGTTTATTCAATCGGCCGGACGCGACGCCGATGAAATCCGCAGAACTTGCGAACCTGCACGAATGTTTCATGTACCTTGCGGCAAAATCCGCAGAAGATAAAGTAAAATACGATGACGCTAATTCAACTAAATAATCTTTTCGAAGCGGTCGCAGCCGGAACGCTTGGCGTTCATTCGTATTGGTTTGGTTGGCCATCCGACCGGGTGCGCAGCCGTTCTACTGCCGATGATGAAGTGTTCGGCGCTACCTATCCACGCCTGCTCTTTGCCGTGCCGGAAATGTCGCAGAACACTATCCAAAACACGGACACATACAGCGTTCAACTTTTCTTTGACGACCTACTCGGCTATGACAACGCTGGCGAACCCGACCACCAAACGCAGCTACAGAAGTGGCGTAACCTTATGAACATCGCTACGGCATGGCTCAAGACCTTGCAGTCATCGTTACCGCTCCTGCGCCCCGATGGCGTTCAAATAGTCGGTGAGCCGAGGTTCGTGCTGGATAGCTTTTCCGGACAGCAACGGCTGATATCGGTCATCATAACCATGCAGCTGGCGACAAAAACAACGTGCGGCACCTTGCTTGATTTCCCCGGCGCTATCGGTTCGGGTATCCCTTGGCCGCCACAAGATGTGGTTATCGGTGATTGGGTGAAAGGCGACCAAGAATATTTTAACACGACATCATCAACGCTTGCATGGACACAGAACAATCTCGACCTGCGTACCGCATGGTCATTTGAGGTGTACCAAAACGGGCAGCGCATGGTGAGTGACCAGTACACGGTCAACCTAAACAGCGTGACCATTGACGCAAACAGCCATTTCGATGGCAGCAATTATGTAATTATCGCCCTATGGACAGTTTAGCGCTCCAAAAAATAGCCGACCTCGCTAAAGAAGCGGTCATCATTGCATGGCGAGCGCAAGGGCATGAGTTGACAGGCAACGCGGTAAGGGAGTTAGAAACACGGATAATCCAAACCTCAACACTATCCATCATTGATGGCCTTGTGGTAGACTATATGGTACCCAACAACACGGGCGTAACTGCTGCACGCATACCCTACTCGCCGGGCAGCGGAGCGAAAACGTCAAAGTACATTGATGGGCTGATACGTTACGCCAAACAGCGCATGGGCGCAAGCGACAAGGAAGCCAAGGGTATCGCGTTTGCTATTGCCAGCCGACACAAAAAGGAAGGGATGCCTACGGTTGCATCAGCTAAATTTTCATCTACCGGAAAGCGTACGGGTTTTATCGAGGCAGCCTTGGATAGCAAAGAAGCCGAGTTTGAGCAGATAATTAACGACGCGGTTGAGGAAGCCATCACGGTCACTATTGACAATTATTACAAAAGTGTATTGCAAAGATGAGTTACACGATACAACCAGTCACGCCGCAGACACCTTATTGGCCGTTGGTGTTCCGAAATACGCGAACTACATCGGCTGACGCTGAAACGCTGCTTGTTGAGGTGTATGTTGGGGGTGCGCTGGCGGGTAGCTATCGCAAGCCGTACGACACAGCAACAACAGCAGGCGTTTATACCTTCGATGTTGATGCGCAGATACCCGTAAGCCGGGAATGCGGGCCTAAAGCCACAGCGTTTTCCAGCCTATTCGGCACGTTTGGTACGACAACCGTGGTTAACAATAGCGACATTTACAAAGCCTACACCGTAGTCACTTACCTTGAGGTGCTAAATAACGATGGCTACCTTGAGCAAAGCAGCGCAAGCGGGGAGACCTCAAGCGTTCTTTATGCGCTGCCAGCAGCCCGGCGAAAGGACACGGTTAATCTTGGCCGCTTCCACTACCCAACCACGGGCAGCGGTTTTAAATTCATAACCACCGCCCCGGATGGACAGCCCGTGGCCGAAACAGATAACTACTTTCTTTCGTTCCTATCCAACGGCACCGATGCCATGCGCTTTATTTTTTATGAGTATGAAGGCGGCAAGACAAAAGAAACAGTCATAAGCCTTGACGAGAAAAACGACACCGAGCGCATGGTGACTGTTGGTGTCGGCCCGGCAAATATCACAGGTACCTTGAATAATACCCTGCTGTCCGGCACTATGCCAACCAACATGAGCATTTTCCGTTATTATGAAATATCGGTAGGCGTTTATGCGACCGGAACATTTACGCGGCGATCAGAAATTAAACGGCTGACATTGGAAGGCACCTGCGGCGGTAACTTACGGCTGTATTGGATGAATCCCTACGCGGGAATTGACCAGTACACATTTTTCGGTCAGATACTGCGCAAGCAACAAGACGCCGGAGCAATTACCGAGATAGCGCCGGAGTGGAACATCACCGCTACGCCGCCGACAAAGCCATCAAGCCGGGGTAACATCAAGACCGGGATGACCGCCCAAACGGTGTATGAAATCCGGGAACCCGTTGACCTTGAAAAAGGGGAGTTCCTGCGCGATGTGCGCAAGTCAGCCGAGGTGTATGCAAGCGTGAACGGACAGTACCATGCTGTTGTTATACAGCCCGGCGAAGTTGAGTTTGACAACAACCGCGTAGCTAACACGGTGATGACGTTCAATGTGGTGATGGACACCGAAAATATCCAAGACGTATGAGTAGGGAGGTAGCGATTGTCATTGATGGCACAAAAGCGGATGTTGACCAAGACACATCATTTTCCTTTGTGTATTCAATCGAATCAGCAGAGCCGGGAAAGGTCGCGGGCAGTTACTCCAAGCGTTCAGTCACACTACCAGCGACGACCACCAACAGACAGATATTTGAGGACATCGAACAAGGCGAGCGCGTCATCATTGATGCCAACAAGTTACTTACGGCATCGGCCACCGTGGGCGGGATTCCGATACTAAACGGCAAGGTGCAGCTGAACCGCGCTGCGCTTATCAGCAACGGATTCCGATTTAAGCCCGCCAATTACCAAGTGACCTTTATCGGTGCAAACGCGGATTGGTTCAGCGACATCAGCAATGTGCTTGTGCGTAATCTCGGATGGTCAACGGTCGAACTTACGCAAACAAATTACGATGACCTTGGCGACGCTGACCCAACCACGGATGATACTTGCTTCGCGCTCATCAAATGGCAGCCGTGGAAGCAGGGCGACAAGGTCGATTATACGGAATTAACGCCCGCGTTATTTGTGTCGGCCATTCTACGTCGCGCATTTCAGTTGATAGGGTATCAAGTTGAAAGCATATTTGATAGTGACCCTTTTAACCGTTTGATTGTTCCCGTGCCGCTGGCGATTGACCCGGATTACGCGAAGAACTTTGTTAATATGCAAGCTACCCGCGACACGTTTGATTTAACGACTATCCCGGAATTGTTTTCGGTTAATCTCATAATGACCGACGACAGTACCGAACCAAACTATGATGGCGGTAATAACTACAACACAAGCACCGGAACATACACCGCGCCCATCAGCGCACTTTACGCATTTGAATTGCAGTTTGTAACGCCCGTGGTATGGGGTTCAAATGAGTTTAATATTAACTTTTTAGTAAATGGTAATCCGGTCAGCGGTGCGCAGTATTCAGCAACGCCGCCAGTTTCTTCCATTACTTGGGTAGGTGACCTTGCCGCTGGCGATGTCTTCACTATTCAGATTACGCGCATCTTTGGCACAGCCACATTGACCGACTTTATATTGACCGCCGAGGCCGAGAAAGAAGAATGGTTGATAGGCGAAACAATGAACTTTGTATTCCAAATCCCCGGAACATGGTTCGTTAAGGATTTCATCAAAGACCTAACGCGGATATTTAACCTTAATTGGCAGACCGACGTACTACAGCGCAAGGTTTTCGCCTATCCCAAAGACCGGGCTAAGATATCATACAAAGCTGATGGCGATGGCTCATCAACGACCACCGAATTTGAGGGCTTTTATCTGCGGGATAATCAGATAGACATCACGCGAAGAGTTGACCTTGGGCAAGGCGGGGAGTTGACGTTGATAGACGATCAAAAGCAGGATTATGTTTTGGCTTGGGGTACGGGAGACCCGACCGCGGAGGAATTGGAAAAACGTTCTGCCGCATCGCTTTACAGCGCAAGGTATCGGCATAGTGATGGTCGTTATCCAGCTGGCGCAGAGTGGCTGTACACGGAATACCTCGCCAAAACAATCCACATCAACGATGCCGACATAACCAGCACGGGAATGGCCGTGCAAGTGCCGCTACTTTACGGTAAAAATTACTTTGAAGAACCGGATGCCAAAGCGGACTGGTCGCTAAACCCCCGTTTACTTTACTTTGCAGGACGCCGCAGCGGTTACGATGGATATGTGCGGATGTATAACCCAAGCAGCAGCGCAACATCAACCGCATACGATTACCCGGCTGCATTTATAGTCAATTACAACGACCCGAATGCCGATGATTTTTCGCTGTCGTTCTGCGATGAAATAACCAACTACGGCGGCGTTGTCCGTGGGCTGTTCAAGTCGCTGCACTTGCAACAGTTGACGCGCATTGAGGAAGGCCGAAGATACCAAATGTCCGCGTTTTGGGATGAACTGGACATATCGTCGCTAAACTTTCGCAACGCCTTAACTATCCGGGGTGTCAGATACCTGCTGGAGCGCATAGATGGCTACCAACCCGGCAAGAATCGCAGCACTCAAACCATTATGCTGCTGGATAAATTTCCTTCCATCGCCGATTCCCAAAAGGTAAGCGGCCCGGTCGCACTCGAAGGAGCAAGCCAAAACGGTTTAACGTCACTTGGCACGGTCAATGGCGTGGTCAACGCTCCGCAACAGCAGGCAAGGGTGGTACGTTACTATGAATTGTTCGCCGACCACCAAAGCAACACCATAACGCTGCCCGGCTCATCGGGCATTTTGTCCGTGCCAAACGTTTATGTTGCGGTCACAGTCGCGCAGAACGGCAAGTATCTTTACCCGAACCTTGAGTTTACTGTCAGCGGCAACACCATTACCATAGACAGCGACACGCATTTTGATGGCAGCAATTACCTTGTAAAAGTTCACGATGTAATCTAAACAACATGGCAAAAGTATTAGGCTTTCAAATAAATATCCAAGGCACCGAGCAAAGCATTCAGACCGCCGAGCAGCTGAAACGGGCTATTGCCGAATTGCAAAAGGAATTGAAAAAGGCGGGTGATGTAGAAACCATTGTCAAGTTGGAGGAGCAGTTGGTTGACTTGAAAGCCCGGCAGCAGGAGGTAAACGCGACTATCCGGGATGAAATCAAGCTGCGCCGCACGGAACTGAACGCCGTTGATGATGTCACCGGAACATACGATAAGCTATCCAAAACGCTGAACGAGCAGCGTAAGCGTTACAAAGACCTTGCCGCAGCGGGTAAGGAATCATCGGCCGAGGCCATCAAGCTACGCGGCGATATCAACGAGTTAGATAAGCAGCTAAAAAAGATAGACGCCAACGTCGGCCAGTTTCAGCGCAATGTTGGCGGTTATACGCAAGCGCTTGAGCAGTTCTTTCCGCGCATATCGTCGGGCATTGGGCAAGTCACAAGCGGTTTCCAAGCGGCGCAAGGGGCGGCAGGGGGATTCAATAAGGCGTTGGGCTTTATTGGCCTTGCGGTCACGGTCATAACCGGAGTTATTGACGCATTACAAACCGCGAGGGAAACAGCTAAAGAATTTGAAGAAGTCCAGCGAAGGCTTGCGCAGACTACGAATTTAGCAAAAGATGCCATTGAGGAGCAGTCGGGTACAGTAGTTGCGTTGTCAAGAACTTATGATGCATCAAGTAGTGAAATAATTACGGCTGCAAATGCTCTTGCAAAAGAGTTTAATATTAGCGTAGGAAGGTCGCTTGAATTGGTCGAAGCGGGATTCCGCAAAGGTGCAAACGCGCAAGGCGATTTCATTGATCAGCTACGCGAATATCCTGCGCAGTTTGCCGCTGCCGGAGGTAGCGCGGAAGAGTTTTTGTCGGTACTAATCCGCGCGCAAAACGAGGGCATCTATAGTGATAAGGGCATTGATGCTATCAAAGAGTTCGGCTTGCGTATCCGGGAACAGACGACATCCACCCGTGAAGCATTGACCAACGCCTTTGGGAAAAAGTTTACTAATGAATTATTTGCAGGCATAAATAATGGCAGCATAACAACGGTTCAAGCATTACAAAGTATAAGCAAGGGTTTGCAGGATACTGGTTTAACTGCCGAGCAAACACAGAGGGTTATTGCTGATACGTTTGGCGGTGCTGGCGAAGATGCGGGATTAAGGTACTTGCAGTTACTTGGCGATATAGACCAAGAGACAAAAAACGTAATTCAAAGTACTAATGATTATGAAAAACAACAAGACATTGTTTTTAAAAGTAATCAAAAATTAGCACAGTCACAATCGGCGCTATCTGATACATTAAACGCTTCAAGTAGGGACTTTACTTTTTTTGGCAATAATTTAAAAGCATTTGTCAATAACTTTATAGCAGGGATTATTGATGCTTTTAGAAATATGGGTACTGCTATATCAAGCCCATTTGTGTTATTAAAAACTTTTTTTGGAACAGAGGGAAGTCTACTTAAAAGATCAGAAGCCGCTATTGAAGCATTTCAAGAAAATATCAATTCAAGAACTGTTAAAGGGCAAAAAGCAACTGAAGAAGCAAGGACAAAAGATAAAAAGTCGGCCGAACAATACACTGAGGCAATCATTAATAGTGAGGAAACCTTAAACAAGAGATTAGAAGAACTGCGAGCCCAACGTTCAAAAATAGCAATCGGATCAACTGATTACATAAGGTTAGGTAAAGAAATTGATGCTATAGAAAAGCAGTTGCGCGGTGGCGCAAAGAAGGCAGGGGGTAAAGCTGGGGGCGATACCGGAAAGGCGTTTATTGATGGCAGTATCGCCGCTTTTCAAAAAGAAGCCAACCGATTAAAGGCCGCCATTGAACAAGCGGTAGCGGGTTCAGATACCCAAGCGGCATTAATTGCGGCCTACGACAAGCAGTTAAAGTTGCTTGAGGATGCACTTACTAAACGTAACGAACTTGAATTTAAAGCGCAGCGTGAGGCAGACCTTGCCCGGCTAAACAACCTTGAGCAGATAGGGCAGATAGAGATAGCCAGCAGCGTTGGCCGTACACAGAAGTCAATTGACCAACAGAAGAAAACAACGCTTGATGGCATCAAGTCACTTGCGGCAGAATCAAGCAAAAAGGTAAAGGAGTTCCAAGACAAAGAGCAGGAAGACCGCGAAAAGCGCAAGCAGCAAATTATGGAGTACATTGCCCAAGGCGTTGATGCTACCTTTGGCCTTATCAATGCCATTACCGCTGCTGCCAACCAAAAGCGTAATGAAATCTTTCAGCGCGAAATCGAAAGCACCGAGGCGCGGATTGCTGACATTGAACAGCGGGCTAATAAAGCTACTGGTGTGCGGAAGAAGTTACTCGAACAGCAAGCAGCAGCAGAAAAGAAAACGCTTGAGGAACAAACCAAACGCGCCGAGGCCGAGCAGAAGAAGCAGCGCAAGAACGAGAAGCGGAACGCTATTATACAATCTGTAATACAAGGCGCCTTGGCCGTTCAGCGGGCGTTATCGTTTCCTCCCGGCCCGCCCGTGACCGTACCATCAGCCATAGCAACGGGCGTATTTGCAGCACTACAAACCGCAACAATCGCCGCGCAGCCGTTAGCCACGGGTGGCGTTGTAGGTATCAGCGGCCGCCGTGTAAATGACCGCCAAAACATACCAACGCGGAGCAACGGCGATAATGTATTAGCAACGGTACGGCGTGGCGAGGTGGTGTTAAACAACAGACAGCAGGCCGCGTTGGGTGGCGCGACTACCTTCCGCAGTATCGGCGTTCCGGGCTTCGCAAACGGTGGTATGATATCGCCGCCAATGTCTGCACCCAACATTCCGCAGTCGCTCACCAAAGACAATACAAACATGATAGCGGCATTAGACCGCAAGACCGATGCCATTAACGCCCGGCTTGATCGCCTACGCGCTTATGTTGTTACCGAGGACATTGAGCGCGACATGGCCGATGGCAGAGCCGTAAAAGTAAAAGCCGAACTATGAGTAACATCCATTTTTCCAATCAAGACAACATACCCCACGAGATTCGCGACGATGTCCGGTTGGCGCTTGAGCGAAACCGCGACCGCATCAGCTGGGATTTTCAAGACCTTGATTTTTTGTTTCGCATTTACAACCGCTTTGTTGCGCCAATTGGTGAGCCGGAAAACGTTAACTGCTCTGGGTGCCGGACAAAAGTTATTGGAAAACTACGCTTATTTGCCAGCCGATGGACGAGCAACTAAAACCCGATGCCTTGCAGCAATTCAAAAAGGTAGCCGCGCGGAAGTATCGGTATTTCTGCAAACGTACCGGGCAGAAGGAAACATTGGAGGGCTTGGTGGATTACCTTATGAATACCGATGTAATCAAGCATCGCACCATCGCGCACTACATGACCATGGAATGGTATCCCGAAGCCTTATACCATGAAGGCCATTTCTGCCGGGCATACGAAAAGCTGGCTGATGATACGGGGCTTTCGCAATCAACTATCCGCAACTACCTCAAAAGGCCAAAGCGCTACGCCTACAAATCCGCTTAAATTGTCAAACGCAATGACTTTATGCTTGCATTTTTGCAGGCATGAGAGTAAATCAAGTAGACAATAATCGGTATCGCTTCGCCAATATGGTAGGGCAGTCCAATCGTCTTGATATCTTCAACGAGATAGATGACTTTTGGGGCTACGGCGTACATACTTTGTCCTACGACCTTTCCAATCTTGACCAGCAACTACCCCTAACCGTTCGAATACACAGCCCCGGCGGTTCAGTAACTGAGGGTATTGCTATCAGTAACCTATTGCGGGCTTACCCCGGCGGTGTGACCACCGTTGGTGTGGGTTTTGTGGCTTCCATTGCTTCCGTTATCCTTCTTGCTGGCGACCGCGTTAAAATGGACGACGGTGCGTATCTGATGATACACCGCCCATTCGGTGTGCAGGAAGGTGACGCTGATGTAATGGCCAACACGGCAGCGGTGTTGCAATCCATGGATAACACGTTACTTGATGTGTACATGGATGCGATAACCAAGCGGGGCAATCCAAGCCAATTGACGCGAGAGCAGGTGTTTGAGATGATGAAAAAGGAAACGTGGATGACAGCCAAAGAAGCGAAAGGGTACGGGTTTATTGACGAAATCACGAATGAAAAGGGGCTTGAGTTGGGCGCATCGGCTTTTAAGGCGGTGGCGCAGTACAAACACACCCCGGTAACAATTATTAATCAACAAAAAAGCGAAATGAGTAAACTATCTATGTTTGAAAAACTCAAGGCGTTGCTTACAGAGGAGGAGGTCACTACGCTGACACCCGAAGAACTGCAAGAAATGCCGGAGGAGGTAGCGGAGACCGCTGGTGCCGCTATCGAAGAGACTGGGCTTGACCCAATTATGGCAGCCGTAACGCTGCTTGAGGAGGCAGGTTATACGGTTACAGCGCCCGAAGCAATGGAAGATGACGAAGAGATGGCTGAAATGGAAGAGAAGGAAATGGAGGCCATCGCGAAATCTATTGCGTCGTTAAAGGCTGAAATCAAGTCGTTGAAAGCGGAAACGCTCAAAGCCAAGGCCACGCCTTCCGGTGGTAATGTGCCGGCTACCTCGGTGCGCAAAAATAAAAAAGAGCAAGCGTTTGATAGCTTCGCTCTTATGGTTAAATCTAAAATCATGCAACGCTAATGCCAACAGCAAACGCCAACAGTTTCGACCAAGATAACACATACGTTGGTCAGAACTCAATCCCTGCCACCAATCCCTACGCCGAGAGCGGCAACGCTTTACAACTTTACGGGATTGACACATTTACTGACCGCCACAGCGTAGCGTTTTCTTACGCTATCACCAGCGCGGGCGATCAAGTACGCTTTACGCCTTCTACGGGTGCAACGACTGCCACGAACTACATTAAGTTTCGCATTCAAGACCAGTCCGGAAACGAGGCGTACAGCACGACGTTCCAATCATCCGCAGCTACGGGTAACATCGACATCAATACAGCGTCTTTGAACCCAAGCGACGATTGGACAGTATTGTACCAAACAGCCAACAATGGTGGAGCGACAAAGGTGAAGTTCCAATTTAAACTTGGCAGCGGTCAGATTAACGGTAACGCGACCGGGTCAATTGCCTACACTCTTTCCTAATCTCTAAAAAAAAGACAAATGCCAATAACTGAAAGCGGCCAATTTCAAGTCAACTTTGTAGGTGACGAGGCCAATGAATTGTTTCTTGAACCCGTATTTTTTGACGATGACATTACTAACCAATGGAGGGTAATGCCCAATGTCGTGACAAAAAAGAAAATGGGTTTTGTTCAGCCACTCGAAAACGTGGTGCGTAAGTATGCCGGATGTGGGTTTAACCCGCTTGGCGAAGTAAAGGTTTATGACCGTTCAATCGAAGTTGAAAAGGCCAAGGTTGATTTGGAAATCTGTTGGGATGAGTTTCAAGATACGGTTTTTGAAGAACTACTCCAGCGTGGTGTACGTCTTCCCGATGTGTCCGGCACCTTGATTCAAGAAATCATCACCCAGCGGACTATCCAAGCTATTCGTCAAGACATCGTACGGTTGGGCTACTTTGGTAACACAGCCAGCAATAACCCCAACTATGATTTGGTTGATGGCCTTTGGACTGTGTTTTACCCCGGCCTTGTTGCTGATGCGCTTGTACCTCGTACAAACACGGGCAGCGGAACGGACATTGCCGCTGGTGATGGTATCGAAATTCTTCGCGCTGTTTACGACCAAGCGCCACTACAACTCAAGGGCTTGCCTACCAATCAGAAGGTCATCAATGTATCGGGCAGCGTTTATTCCGCATTCCGCGAGGATATCGAAGAAGCTGGCGGCGGCGATTACGGTTTGTTGCAGTTAATCAACGGCGTTGAAACGCTGACATTCAGAGGTATTCCGGTGGTGGCTCAATGGAGATGGGATGAGATTTTGACGAACTTGGGCGTAACCAAACCTCATCATGTCGAATACACCACGCCACTCAACAAGGTGCTGGCTACGGATGTGACCAACCCGGCTACCGAGTTGACTACTTGGTATGACGAGAAGGATGAGAAGGTGTACACCAAGTCACGTTTTAAAATGGGCGTTAACTACATCCACCATTCATTAATCAGCGTCGGTTACTAACCAGCGCTTAAACAATAACCACGATGGGATTACTAACCACGGGGCGGTCAGTAAGTTGCGAGCAAGGTACTTGTGCGGGTGGAGCTGGTAAGCTCTACCTTGCCAATGCCAACCAAGTTAGCGGCGTGACCACCTCTTCAGCCAACAGCAGCATAACCGCCATCACAATGGGTAGTTCTGCTTACAATTTCTACGAGTTCGAGTTTAGGGATTTTAGTGCTAACTTTACGGAGATATCTACACAAGACCAAGACACGCTTGCCGTGCAGGTGGAGCAAACATTTACGGGTATTTGGACTTGCCGTAATCAAGGCGATCGGGATATTCTTCAAAACCTGCTTGACCAAAATTGCGGCGTAGTCGCGGTTCACGTTGAGAACACGGGTGTATACTGGATTTGGGGCGTTGAAGTTGTGGGCGGTAAAAAGTTACCAGCACTTTTGACGCAGAGCGAGGCCACATCGGGTACCGCGCTGACTGACCCGAACCAATCTACGATTACCATAACTTGCCGAACCAATAAAATGGCAAGGGAGTTGATTGATGGAGCGACAGTTATCGCAGCACTTGTTTAACGCTTAAAAACACGCTCAATGTTCAAGCCAACCGCAAAGGGGGTAATGTACATCGGGCAGGATCCGACTGGTAAAGGTTTTATAAAAATTGCGATTGAAAAGATGAGTGAGGAGCAGGTGGCCGCTTGGTTGTTAATCGACCCGGCCACCGCTTCCAAGTTCTTTTATCCGCACCTTGTTAAGCCTTTCATTCCTCCTGCTTACGATAATAACCCCGGCACTCCGCTGCCGAAATTAAAGAAATATGAGCAACATAGCACAACAAAAGCCTCGGCGAAGGAGGAATAATATTCTCGCTACCTCGTCGGTCACTATCGGTCCGACGCCACAAACGCACCTAATTGATGCCGATATTTTCAATGAGCCAACCCGTGAACGGTTGGACATGGGCGGCAACAAATGGGTGCGTTTTTTTGACCAAAATGATACGTTCCTCAAGTCGCTGATAGCTGTTGTCAACAACTCGCCTACCCTTCGGCGTATTATCAACGACAAAACTAACATGGTCGTCGGCGATGGGTTTATACCGCTCATCGGCAGGCCGAACAGTAACCTTGCGTCAAGTACTACCCAACAAGTTACCTTCACGCAGGAGCAGTTAAACTACATTGAAACTTACATTGATAAAGTCAACCTGCATCAGCAAAACCTTGCAGAAGTAACCACAGCGTTGGCGCATGACTTTGATGCGTTTGGCAATTGCTTTGCGGAACTGGTGCGCGGGGAGGGCTTTGTGTACATCTACCATACGCCAGTATACATGACCGCTTTCCGCAAGGCTGGCAGCGATAAGGTAGTGACAAGTGTAGGCATTTACGATAATTGGGAGGAGGTGCCGTTGACAAGCGAAGGTACGCAGTATGCAAGCAAAGGATTCCGGGAAGTTCCTATTTATCCGCGCTTTTCAGAGAAAGATGAGTACGGTATTGATCGCTCCATAATTCACATAAAACAATACGCTGCTGGTTACTTTTATTGGGGATTGCCCGAATGGATAGCGGCCAAACAATGGGCAGAGATTGAGTATTTTATTCAGCGCTTCAATTCTTCCAAGTTTGAAAACGGTTTTATGCCATCCGGACTGCTTCAGTTTTTTGGCAGCATGAGCAACGCGGAGGCCAAGTCGCTGCTTGAAGCTATCGAAAAGAAGTTTACTGGGGCGGGGAATAATCACAAAATATTCATGCAGGTTTTGCGCGACGAAAAGCTACGCGCCAATTGGGTGCCGATGTCGCAAAGTTACGATGGCGAGTTTTTGCAATTGCAGGAGTTAGCAGCGTCTAACATTGTGACCGCCAACCGTTGGAGCAAGTCGCTTGCGGGTTTCGCGCAGGATGGGCAGCTGGGTACGAATCAGCAGTTACGGCAAGAATTGGAATATGTCCAAAATACGGTGGTTAAACCACGGCAGAACCTTTTGCTTTCCCGGATAATTAATCCATACATCTACGAATCAACGCTGGTTGACACCAATTTACCCGATGGCCTGCAATTCAACATCAGTAACGCCATGCCGGTATCGTTTGTCGGCGACATCAACATTGACCAATCGCTATCCGTTGACGAAAAACGCGAGTTGTTGGGCTACTCACCGCTTGGCAATAATGACAATGGCGTTGATATTAATGCTGTTTCTAACGCGTACGGCATCGGTGTGCGGGCTGGAGCAATCACATCCCAGCGCGAAGATGAGGTGTTTTTCCGTGACATCGCTAATCTGCCGCCTATGTCGCCTGCTGTTGAGCAAGTGTGGCTTGATGAAGGGGTAAGGCGTCCGGTTACGCTGAAATCAACTGAAGAGCGCGAAGCAGAACTCGAAAATACAAATACTGATGGCTTTAATAACAGCAAGTGAAGTGGTGCAGGGCGGTATCGCTCGTCCTACACCCGCTGACGTACGGCTTGATGCCATGCTTATCAGCCCGCATATTGATACGGCATTATACCGATGGGTCGTACCTACCTTGTCGCAAGGTTTGTATGACGCGATGCTTGCCGATAAGGGCAGCAGTAGCGCGTTTACGTCAACGTCATACCAAACGTTATGGGATGCCCACCTAAAAAGCCTATGCGCAAACGCATCGCTTTATGAAGCTGCGCCGTTTATCGTTATACAAGCTGGCAGTAACGGCCTTTATTTGAACAACAACGAGTACGGCCAAAACGCAGGCGTTGAGGGGCTGAAGTTTTACCAAGACACCTTAAAGCAAAGGCTCGAAATCAGCGCAAAACGTCTAAAGGATTACCTTTGCGCGAATGCCGCAAGCCTATCTCCGTTTGACGCTGCTGCTGCCGGATGTCCGGACGCCGATTGCGAACCGGAACAAGAAGATTATTATAACACAATTGGTTTAGTAATATGAAGCACATACTTTCTTTACTTTTGATCGTCGGTTTTTTTGGCAACCTTTACGCCCAATACCCCAACACATCCAACAAAATGCGTCTCGGCGCACAAACCACGGGCGATGGCCTTATCTTCCGAACCGACAGCACCAACCGACAGCATCCCCGATTGGACACCATCAAACCTAAACAACGCATGGCTGGCCATTGACACGCCAACTGGCAACCTTTACAGCTACCAAGGCGCGGAATGGCGTTTGGAAGTTGCAGGCGACCTGCGCACGGTTTACCCCAAGGTCATCAACAAGTCGGGCACGAACATCAAGCGCGGCCAGCCCGTAATGGTCGATTACACTAACCCAATTCAAGGCGACCTCATTCGCATCCTCCCAGCCGATGGGAGCGGAACTTACAGCGGCGTGCTGACTATGGGTATCGCATCAACCGACATTGCCGACGACGCTGAGGGGTATATAACGTGGTTTGGCTACGTCCGCGAAGTAAAGCAAGCCGACATCATGGAAACGGGCGACACGGTGGTAATCGGCGACATCCTATACCTATCGGGTACAGAACTTGGCAAGCTGACCACGACCGAACCGACTGCGCCTAAATTGCGCGTAACGATGGCGCTTGTTGTGCGCAAGCCGAATGCCAACAACTTGACCATTTTGGTGCGGCCTTCGCTGAACATGGACTTGGGGGAGTTGAACGATGTGGATTTGACGGGGCTGAACGATGGCGAGACGATTGTATGGGATTCGGCTGGGGGGAAGTGGATAGCGGGAGTGGCGGGGAGTGTAATTGACACAACGGTCATCGCTACGCGGG